AAGGTCGCCGTATATATAACTAGGGACACCGCTATGATCGTCAGCAAGTTTAGAGAATCTTTCATACACCGACATTAACGAGCCAGAGTTATCATTAGGCTGGTTAAAACGCACAGCAGGGGCGGAAGAACCGAGTGGATCGTTAAGTACTTGCCAGATGCGCCACGGGTGAATTTGTGTAACGTTTTCGTTTGTTGGGAGACGTTCAAGGTTAACTTCCACTTGAGGGCCAGAAGCGATGCCCATGTTATTAACCAGTGAACGCGCAGCCGCGTTACACACGCTCTGTACGTCCTCGATAATTTCCGGTATGCCCTTACCCCAAAATGCGCCCGGATTCCTAATGAAGGACGTGACAGCATACGGTTTCTCCCCTAGCGGATCGTAGTTCAAGATAGCTTTAATAACGTAATCCCCGACTACCCATACGTTAGCGTCGTACTCACGGTCAGGATCAGGAACCTCCTCGTCACTAAGCCCCCACTCGCGCAACATACGCCCGCTAACTTTTCCCCAGAACTCAAGCGCATCGTAGATCATCGTTGGGCGTTGCTCAGTACTGTGCTTACGTTCTAGATCATCTTTCTCTAGATCGACGCCCGTGTTAATCCAACTTGTTCCATTACCGGAACGTAAAAGTTCTCGAATAGCGTCGTCATCGTAGCCGGGTACCCCGATTAATTCAGATAGTGTCATACGAGTTAGGGGGTGGTGCTCAAATATGTACCCGTCGCTAACCTTAGAAATGCCCGGCTCTGGGTAAAACCTAAATGGATCGACCCGCTCAAACTCAGGAGCTAGCTGCTCGTCTGCAACTGCAATAGTATTACCATTTTCGTCTGTAGACCACGACAACTTACGCTGTCGGCGAACGCATGGCCCTTTTAAAATTGCGGCAGGGAACGTGACTAAGTCTGTAATAAACTCATTAAACGCGGAAGAAAATCCACCTTCCGCAAACTGGTCAGCAATCTTCTGTTTCATTTTTCCAGCGCGGGACTCTGCGTCCTGCATCACAGAGAAACGTAACTCTTGTGCTGCTATCTCACGCAACTGCGCTACCTCGGTAGGATTAGGCGCTTGCCCAATCTGTTGAATTAGACCCGTAATTTTCTCAACTAAGAGTTCGTCGATTACACGATCATTAGCTTCAGGCAAGTCTGGTAGCGGCGTAGGTTTAATGTCCCATGGAGGAGTACCGGTATCCATTAATATATCGCGGAGCCAACTCTCAGCAGCTCGACACTTTACCTCGGTAATCATCATATAGATTTCAGAGCCGCCCTGTTTTTGGATTGCGGCCATCTTAGTCGGCTCATAGTCCCCGTTGCGCTGGCGTAATGCTTTAAGCATAGCGCGTTCAATAGGGTCTTTGGCTCGCTTAGCAGCTTCAAAAGCGCTACGTAAATAGGAAGACAGCCCCAACATAAGTGGGTCGGCTTGGCGCTCTATAAGAGCACGCTTTGCGTCTTCATCCTCTTGTTTAACAAGAGTGGCGTTATCCACAACCCGTAGGAAGTTAAGACCTGCCATTATTTCTTTACTCGTTTCTGGAGATTAGTCTTGGCCACGGCGGCAGCTCCTAAAAATTTTTGGAACTTCTTTATAACGTGTTGCGGAGTGTTAAGCAATAGAGAAAAGTTCTCCCCTTGGCGGATTGAAACACCAAGGGGAGAAAACATCCGAGAGACAGGGGAGGAAATCTCAACCGGGAAGCAGGCTATGTCCAGCCTGTGGGGATCATGGCACGGTATGAGACAGTATGCAACACCTTTTATGTCCACCCAATAGCAGACTGGTGCTTTATCTCACGGCGCTGCGTAATTATTGCGCCGTCACTAACTGAACCAATATGCAGCATAAGATACTGTAGCGCCTCAGCGACGTGGGAATGTTTGTTCTTCTCAATCGCCCCAGTCTTAGGATGAAAACGATACCCGCCCATCATTGCTGACTTAAGCGCTGTGCAACTAGGGTCTACTAGAAACGCACTGTCGCCGTCTGCATGCCGCATTAGGTAGTCGTCCACGGCACCTAATCGCGCCGTGGGATTATTGGTCTTGGCCGAAATAACTCTGAATCCTTCGGCTTTGATGATGTCAATGGCGCTTCGCTCGTCTGTTTGGGCGCGTTGCACTCCGGCGGGGTCAACAACGATGAGGACGTTCCCTCCGCTGAAGCGCTCGAAAAGAAGTGGCTTAAGTACTGTACGTAAAAACCGCTGTCCCCCCATGAAAAACCTGACCGCTTCAGCGAAAAAAAGGGCGCGGCCCCTAGGATCATTCGGGCCGATAACCGCCGCAGGTGTAAGCCCAAGGTCCATGCCCACGATAATGGGGCGCACACCATTAAGAATAGGAGCCAGACGCTCAGTAGCCATATGATAGTCAGGCCGGAAGTACTTATACACAGGCTGGCCAGCACTACTAAGGCCATATTCTCCGTCGATGTATACTCGAATGTATTCTTCGCTTCGCCCTTGCGTACCATAATATCCCTCCGGTAAGTTCTCAACATTCTCAGCAAACTCACTACGCCCGCTAGGCTGCTTAAACACTGCCCAGCCGTTATCGTTCGGTGACACACCGTCCTTAGGGTCGAGTCCTTCCATCTGATAGTACCACCATGTGTCCATAGTCGGTGGGTTAGTATCTCCCCACATCCCATGCCATGTTGGTCCGCCGTCTTTCTTTGATGGGTACCGACCAATACGCTTTGACATCGCGTCCATAATATCCGGATGAATATCGCGACACTCATTGAACCAAGCAAACGTCAGCTCAAGAGAGTTAAGGTTGGCAACGTCGTCTGCGTCGTCTAGTGCGCGGAACATTATCTCGCACTCTATATCACCCACCTCGAAGAAAAATGTTTTGGTCGTCCGCATATAGCGGCCACATACACCCGGCGGAAACCAATCAAGAAATGTTTTTATAGTCGTATCTTGTAGCTGCCGCGCTGTCTCGCGAACGATAGCTGCGCGACTTTTTCGCACGCCTTGTGCGTTAGGGAGCTGTTCTCCGGCGCGTCGAATTACTTCGAATGTAGATGTAACAGACTTACCGCTACCGACCGGTCCCATAAGGACACGCATCTTAGAATTGCTAGACATAAACTTGCCGCATACAAGCGACGGTGTGTAGTCAATGTTGTATGCCATCAGTGTAAAGTCACAATACTTTCAATTTCAAATGGATGGTGTATCCATACTCCACCTCTATCGGTTGGGCAACACCAACACTCAGGACAAGCAACGTGCGCATATAAATCATTTGGGGGTATGATATGCGTGTCGCCGTCTTCATCTTCTTCAGTGTAACTATCCATCGGAAAGGACTTCCAATAGTCGTAGCTCTATATATGGTCTGCGCTTTAGTCGTTTCGGTGGGGTAACAATTTTAGCCACGTAAGAAATATTGTGCCGCGCTAACGCATCCATAAACAAGTTTGCATCTAAAAAATTATTAAAGGCCCGAGTCATTATCAATTACTTTCGACTGCACAATAGATTGTGGAATGTCCTGCGCCATGGTCGGAATATTTATCTGTATCGTTACCCCGCCGGTACCACCATTCTCTACCGCTGAATCTTTCTTAGGCTCCAGCTCTGCCCACCGAACAACATTCTCGATCCCTTTCATCTTAACCGCTGCGCTTACATCGGGTGCGTGAATCAATGTCCATGTAGTGGTGAGAAGTTCCTCCGCCTGCGCCTTTGCTTTTAGCCGGAAGGTCATGCCTCTCTCACGTACGTCTTCACGTAAGTGCTCAACCTTCTTTAGAAACATAGGGTCGGCGTTGTACCTAGCTAAGTCCTTCATCGTAATGTGGTGCCGCTGCAAAACTTCTATAAGTGTCTCACCGCTACCTTCAAGAGTAAGGGCGATGTCCATTGCGAGGCGGTCAGACCATGCGTGGTAATGAAGTGGTAAAGTGTCCATAGGACGAAAGTCTATGTAGATGCGCGATGGGAGTCAAGGGAGTTTTAGGGATGGCGTGGGGGAAAGAGGGGTAGCGTATAACTATGCAACTTTACACTACCTAAAATTTGGGTCTTGTTTTACGAGGTTTACCTATATAGGGGGACGGTCAAAATTCAAAGGCCATGTGCCCCCCGTCGGCGTCTCTTATGTGTGGCATAACTTAAAATAATAAACCCAAAAAAACCCCAGCAATCGGGCGGGATCGACCCCGGTTTGAACGAAATAGGGGCGCGTGCTCTTATGAATTTGTCGAAACGAACAAGACGCCACGCCGGAACTGACCCGGCCTAAGGTTCCCAACCAAGTGTAGCAGAACCCGCTAGTAAAAAAGATCAATTAATAAGCTCGGGGACTACCGGGCACAATAGTATCGACACGCCCTAAGCCCGGTCCATTCCGGGTCGGGAAGGGCTACCTTATGTATCTCGAAAGGATATATCATGTTTGTAGTACCACATGTTACCCGTCACCAAGACGGTTCTTCTTCTGCTAAACTCAACGTCGTTGAGTCCGGTGGACTGGATATCTCGGAACTAAACGTCTATGACGTTGCCAATCGGTTGATCGGCTTCGCCAAGTCGGAAGGCGTCGAGATCAGCCGCTTCGCTCTTTGGTTTAAAGCGCGGACGGAGCAGACCAACCTATCGGTGGCCGAAGCGACGAAACTCTTGAATGCTTCTAAGAAGGCGGCACACCCTGCCGAAATCGAGGAAAAGTTTAAGACTTCACGCAAAGGCGATATCTATGAGAATAGATATGCCGGACGCATCGCAATCGGAGCGGCACAAGCGCAGTCTGCAAAGCAGGCTAAGCCACAATCCGCAGCGGTAGCAGCCTTCTTGAAAGGCTAGGGCAGACTGGGAAGCGGGGGCACAAGCCCCCGCAACCTACTTTTAACCGGAGAAAATTATGTCAAACTATGCAAAGTATGAAGTGCATTGGATCGATGAAGACGGTGATCTATGCAAAGAAAAGTGTCACGATTGGGCAATGGCCGCAGAATATAAGGCCATGCTGTTCTCTTTAATATGGACAGGCGAGAAAATCCAAGACGTGAAGATAGTTGAATTTACTTAAACCCGGAGGGGCTGCGGCCCCTCCACTGAGGAGATTGCTATGTCTAAAGTATATATCGTTGAAATACCGTGCCATGATCCCCGCAGGCCATACTATCACTGTTTCTGGGGGGCGTTCTCTACCTATGAACTAGCGGAGGCTGCGGCCAAAGCCCGAGATGACCACGAGTCTGATGAGGATTATAAGGGCTACTATATAGCCGAGCACGATGTAGATGAAGATTTTACTTAACCCGGAGGGGCTGCGGCCCCTCCACTGAGGAGATAACAAAATGATTAACTTTATCGGCGCAATAGGCGCGGCTGCTTGGATATACGCTATGTTACTCGGCACACTCTGGCTACTGGGATGATGGATTGAGTCGGCCTTCGGGTCGGCTCTTTCTTTTTGTCTTTATTTTTCGCTATTAGCATAGCTCCCATGTATCGGGAGGTCATAGCTTGCGGTCTATTGGCCCTTAAAACCGGGAGGTATAGGCATCTAGTATACTAAGCTATTGATACTACAACATATTCTAGAGCACTGTAGCTAACTTAACACGATCGTAGTCAAGCTAAGTCATTGATATTAAAGTAACTTTACATAACTGTAGTTAAGATAGTCAAATAGCCCATAAAAACTAACTTTACAAAAAATAACTTTACATCGTTGAAATACCACAAGAAATATGGCTAACTTAACAGAGTTGTAGTGAAGATAGTGAAGATAGTTAACTTTTTTTATTAGAGAGGCGTTACTTTTCCACAATTCTAATTGGTAACTTATCACGTCAATACTCAGTGTTACCTCGTTACCCCCCTGTATACTTAGAAAAACTTGACTATCTTCACTACTTTTGTGTTAAGTTACCTTGTATCCCTTACTCACCAAGGACTACAGCGTAGTCAACTTCACTTATAAACCCCACCTATATTTGACTATCTTGACTACAGACTTCACTACTTCTCTGTTAAGTTATCTAATCCCCCACTGTGCCCCCTATGTGGACCCCCGATTTGACAAGTTTCCGGCTCGTCGGCTAGGTTCCTTCGGCCAGCGGGACATCCCCGATGGTATCAACAACTACCCATTTAAGGAGAAAGTTATGTCATTACGAACCAATAGATATGCTCTGCATCTTGTTCCAGCTAGAGGAGCCACCTCTATGGAAGCTACTGAACGTGAGTTTATGACCGGCCAGACGTTCCGCATCTTAAGTTCGACACTCATGTCGATGCCCAATGGCGATTACGTTAGTGCTAAGGACATCAAGGATGCCATGAATAGATATGGCATCAAGTTCGACGTGACTTTCAAAGCCTTTGACTGGCTACAGCAGCTTAAGCGTGAGGCTAAGGACAGCTACATAGCCAGCGAAGCTGTTAAACTTTACAACAATGCTAAGCAGACCAGCCAAGGCATAAAGATATGAGTATCTCAAGGGAGCGTATCGAGGATGCCGCTAAGCGTACCTTCTACGGCACAGAGAGTGTCGGTTTCTGTGTGGCCTGTGAGATTGAAGTCACCATTGAGCCTGATGCTTTCAAGGTGGAGTGTGATGAGTGTGGAAACCATACTGTGTACGGTGTTGAGGAGTTATTGGTATAAGTAAGACAAAGGAAACTTACTGACTTCAGCGGTGTGTAGCCAGACTATTGGCTACCATCCGATGCAGTCAGCATCACAACAACCATACTAGGAGATTACAATGCGAACCAAACTACTTATAGAGACGCTTAAGTCTCTCATTGCTATTCGTCGCCCTGTGTACATCACATCAGCACCGGGTGCTGGCAAAACCAGTGTTACCCAACAAGTTGCTGAGGCTTTAGGGATGCACTATGAGCATATCCATGCTCCCAACTGCCTAGTCGAGGACTTCGGTGTGCCTGACATGGGGAGTTCAGAGGATACGTTTAGATATAAGTTACCAGAGCGTTGGAAGATTGATCCTGACGTGCCTACTCTCATCTGCCTTGATGACCGTGGCCAATGCGCTGCTGATATACAGAAGATCATTGCCAACATCATCGATGCCCGTGAGTTACACGGCCATGCCTTCGCCGATAGTGTAGCGTTTGTCAGTACAGGCAACCGCATAGAGGACCGTGCTGGTGCTAACCGTGTACTGTCACACCTTGCTGACCGCGAGACTGAGCTAGAGTTCGATGTTAACCTTGATGACTGGTGTGAGTGGGCTATCGATAACGGTGTGCATCCATCAGTCATTACGTTTGTTCGCTTTCGCCCCAACTTGTTGCACAGCTTTGACGCACAGAAGCCTAAGAACCCAACGCCTAGATCATGGGTTAAGGGTGTCAGTGCTATCATCGACACTGTGCCAGCCGAGGCTGAGTACGATTGCTTCAAGGGTGCTGTCGGTGAGGGTGCAGCGGCTGAGTTTGCTGGGTTCAGAGAGATCGAGCGTAAGTTACCTAACATCGATAACCTTCTGATGCACCCTGACACAACCGATGTGCCTAATGACCCTGCTACACTCTACGCCATCAGCGGTGCCATAGCGCATAAAGCAACCAACGCTAACTTTGACCGCGTTATTAGGTACGCTGACCGTATGCCTCCTGAGTTTGGCGTGCTTACAGTGAGCTATGCAACACGGCGGGATGAGAGCTTATCCACTACGCAAGCCTTCACTACATGGGCTGTCGCTAACCAAAGCGTGTTGTGGTAGGGGAGAAGGTATGAGCGCAGGACAACGAGATTGGGACTGTGATATGTACGATGATTGGGACTACCAACTATACTGCGCTGTTAAGTTAGTGACAGGACATAGCGGTAGCCGTGACTTGGACGCTTATAGTGGCATGTTGTTTGTAAGAGCCGTTGAGAAGCGTGATCCACAACTTGTTGCAGCGCTTAAGGCTAAGATTAAGTTGGGGATAAAACTATTTATAAAGGAGACTAACTATGCATCTATCAGATAAAGCACTACTCGTTTCACTGAGCGTTAGCCAGTGGACCGCTAAGAAACTCGACAAGAAAGCCAGCGCTGCTGTGGCGAAGATGAATAACGCCGATAGCAGATCAGGTAACTACAACAAGTCTCTACTGCCAACGTGTGAGACCCTTGGCAGAGTACACAAGGAAACTACCGAGATACGCAAGAGCTTCTACGCCAACACGTTGCCGTGGGGTATTGACGGTACGTTCATCTTACCTAGTGGTAACTATCTTAGCTTTATGACTGAGTATCGTAGCAAGAAAGGATACTGGGACGGTCTAGTGCAGAGCTTTTTCACCGAGTACGACTACGCCAAGCTAGATGCACAGCGGCTGCTTGGAAGTATGTACAATCCCAAAGACTACCCATCATACGATGATCTTAAGCGTAAGTTTGGTATGGACATGGCTGTGCTGCCTGTCCCTGCTAGTGGTGACTTCCGTGTTGAGTTGATCGGTGATGAGTTCGACAGCATCAAGGCTGACATTGAGCAACGTGTTGCACGGAGTTCTCAGGCTGCCATCAAAGATGTATGGCAACGGCTATTCGATAAGGTTAGCTGGCTACATGGCCGACTAGCTGACCCCAAGACCACGTTCCAAGATGAGACATACAAGGATGCGTGTGACTTGGTGAAGATGTTAACACGGCTTAACTTTACAGACGATCCAGAGCTAGAGAATATGCGCCGTGAGGCTGAGGCTAAGTTGTTCGATGTCCATCCACAAGCACTACGTAACGACCCTGTGCTACGGACTGACACGGCTGACAAGGCTAAGGAGATTATGGATAAGATGTCTGTATTTATGGGAGGAATTGCGTAATGAACACTGATGATTTTAAGGCAATACAAGCTAGCAACCCTGATGCGGTGCGAGTTTGGTATGATCGTATGCTCGATCTAAACAAGGGGCAACTATTGGAAACTCTTATTATCCATATGGATCGTGAGTTTTTCTCAGGTCTGGTCTTACAGATTAACCGCGACATCGAGGATAGTCGCACAGAAGAGGGAGTAAATGACAATGAGTAACGCAGCACTAGCAGAACAAGTTCCAGAGACTGTGTCAGCAGCCGAGGTTACAGCACTAGAGAAACGCTTAGCCAAAGCCAAGACTAACTTGATCCTGCTGCACCCTTTCGTAGGCACGGTGGCTATGAACATGCCGTTTATTGTGACGAGGGACGTGCCTACTGCCGCCACTGACGGCAAGAAAGTTATGTTCAACCCTGAGTTCTGCAACGAGTTGACTGACGAGGAGATGACATTCCTTGTAGCCCATGAGTGTATGCACCCTATGCTGGAGCATAACTATAGACGACACGAGCGGTCCCCAAGACGGTGGAACCATGCCGCCGACTACGTTATCAACAAGCTACTTGTCGAGGATAAGATCGGCAAGATGCCTGACTGTGGGCTGTACTCAGACGATCTGTATACTTCCGGTGGCGGTACATCCGACGGTATCTATAACATCCTACCAGAGGAAGATGAGAATGGCGGTGGCTATGAGGGCCAGCCCGGTAGTGGCTCAGGTATGGATGAGTGCATGGACGCTGAGGGTACGTCGCAAGAGCGTGAGCAAGAGGCTGCCAAGTGGAAAGTTAAAGTAGCCCAAGCAGCCCAAGCA